GACTCTGCACCACCAAGAGGCTCCTTGGACGAAGGCAGGCCAGTCAGTTTCATCCCGGCATTGGCGAGATCAACAGGAGAACCGAGCGTACCGGCGATATCTTCCTCGTTGATCTTCGACATGATGCGGCGCACCTCGTCGGTGATCGAGAAGTCCTTCTTCTTGTCAACCCGTTCAAAGTTGTCCTCGGTAACGGCGCCGATTTCAACTTTAGGATCAACTTTTTCAAAGCCCGAATCGTCGGCCATTACTTGACTTGCTCTCTAGGAATCAGTTGATTTCCCTGCTTTTCCCACAGCCACCCATCCTTTTTATAGGTCGTGCCATCGGGAGCGTCCTTGGTCTTGGCGCCGACCGGAACAGGGGCGGGCTTATTGGGCTGCTGCTTGCTGAATCGCTCAAAAACCTTGTTGGCTTCCGGGGTCAGACGTTTACCGAAGTCATCACGCTTTGTTGTCTGCTCGTACTGCTTCTTAAGCCCGACGAATTGGCCGGAAAGCAGGCGCTCGGCCGTATCCATAGCTTGATTCAGCTGCTCGGGTGCCTGCGCGCGGTTGAAAGAGTCCTGCATGGTTCGACGTTCCTCTACGCCGCCGCCGCCAGCCACGAGAGCCTTCATAATTTCGGTGCCGACGATGTTCTTGGCCGTATCAAAATTAGTCGGGGCGGGGTTACCCGTAGCCGCTGCCCAATCTTGGGCGTACTGGTTGAACTTGGTAATGTCTTTGTTATTCAGTGCATCCCCAAGTTCGCGCAAAGTTTCGACGTGAGAAATGCCCACGTTCAACGAATTAAGCTGCTGCCCCTGCTTGCCCGTGCCAAAGTCTTTTTCTGCCTTCTGAATCTCGCCAAACTCTGCCGAGAACTGTGCGATGTCATCCGACGTAGCCTCGGGGTGTTCCTCTAGAAATTTGGAAACCGCAACAGCTTGCGGAGAACGGATAGCCCGGCCTTTTTGCAGGAATGCCTGGATTTCCTCCGCTGTTGCGTGCGGATGCTCCTCCATGAAAGCGCGCAACGCAACTGCCTGTGGGGCATTGCTACTAGCACCGTACTTGGCCGCCGTGACTGCTTTCCATTTAGTTTCTATTTCTCGCGCAATCTGCGCATGTTTGATCGGATCGTTCTTTGCTCCCTGGCGCTCGGTCTCGGCCTCGATTTCTTCCGTCATCAATTTATGGTTAGCGATCGTCTCATGCGCCTCCGCCGCCAGCTTGCCCGCAGTGGCCACGCCGGTCTGCGCCTCGATGACTTCCGCGTCGTACCCGTTGTGCAGCAGCGCCAGCAGCCGCTCGTTGTTGAAGCGGTGCCCGAATTCCTCCATCTTAACGCGCCACTCGGCCATGTTGGTATCGGCGAGCTTGTTGATGTTGTTGAACACCTCCTGCTCGATGGCGATCCGCTTCTGTGCGAGCTCGCTGTTGGCCTTCCACGCGGCGAACTTCTTGTTGTAATCGTCCATCTTGCCTTGCTTGAGCGCCATGATGGCGGCGCCGCCGGCGGCCAGCGCCGAGTTCATCGGCGACCCGGAGAAGGCGGAAGCAAGCTGGGCGATGATGAAGCCGGGAGAACCGAACGCCTCCCACATGTCAACCTTGGTTTCGCCCAGGTTCTTGCCGGCGTCCCAGTCCTTCAAGTCGTTGACGCCGGCCGCGATGGCGTCGTTCTGCTGCTCCATGCGCTTCTGGTAGCGCTCGCTGTTGCCCTTCTCTTTCAGAAAGGCCGCTTTCTCGTTGCCGACGTAATCCTCGGCGGCCTTGGTGTCGGCTTTGAGAATGGCACCGTAGTTGGGGTCGGCAACGGACGGCGGCTGCACGGCAGTCGCGATCGACGGCTTGGGGTCCGCAGCGGGCGGCAGCGGGTATTCTGCCGGGGGCGGCAGTGGATCGGCGGGCGTGTCGAAGATCGGCTCAGGCATTGTAGCTCACGCCGCCGCTGTTATTCTGCGCCACCGCAAAGTTGGGCTGCTTGCCGTTGAGCGCCGCTGCAAAGCTGGAAATTGCCTGCGTGGACTGCTGGTTAAGCGCGATGTTCAAGTTTGCAAGCTGGATCGGCAAGTTAGCCGCGATCTGGGCGGCTGAGGCACCCTGCGCCAGCATCTGGGTCGCGGTCTGCACCATCTGGGTGCCGGCGCTCGACAGCGTCGACTCCAGGTTGGCCTTGGCGGTCAGTGCGTTGTTGTCGATCGCCGACAAGTCCTGCGCCAAGGCGGTGTTCTGGGTCGGGTCGGTGGATTGGCCGGCCGCCGACGCGGCCTGGATGCGCGCCGCCTTGGCCGAGGCTGTGGCTTGGTCAAGCTGCGCTTGGAACGCCTGCGGCAGGGTGCCTGTGGTCAGGTACTGCTGCAACTGTTCGCCCGTGGCAAGTTCCGGCTGGGCCGCGGCGGTATCCTGCTGCGAGATAGCCTGTGCCTGATTGGACAGTTGCTGGTTCTGGGCGTTCATCTTGTTCTGCTGGATCTTGGTGTACACACCCTGCCCGAGGCTGGCCGCAAGGCCAGTGGCGCCGATCACGGGCGCGTAGGTCTTGAGGCCGGCGTTGAGATTGGACCAGAAGCCGCCGTTGCCAGCGTTGGCCCCGCCGGGAGCCAGATTAGTGGGAGCCCCCGCGCCAGCGCCGCCGGTAAGGTCAATAGGCGCGCCGCTGGGGGCGGCCGTAGAACCGGGACCGATGGTGCCAAGATCGAAACCGCCCGCGCCGGGAGCAGCGCCGCCAGCCGCAGCGGCGTCCTGAGCAGCGAACTGCGCCGTCAGGGCGTCGGCGTTAGGAGCGGCATCGGCCAAGCCGGGCAGGCCGGTCCAGAGATCAGTCCCGGCTCCAGCGCCCGTATCGGCGAAAGCCAAGGGGGTGCTAGCGGCAGCTCCGGCGTCAGCCACATCGGCGCCCAGAGCCGCCGGCGCGGCAAACGCGCCGAGGGCGTCGGCAACGCCGAACGTCGCCAAGCCCGCGCCTACACCGATCTCGGTGCCCTTGAGCCACGTCGGCTGCTCGTTCCATACGTTGGCAATGCCGGTGCCGATGTTCTCAACCGGCTGGACGATATCGTTCTGGACGAAATTTGAGAGCCAACTCATGTGAACTACTCCGCTTGCAGGAAAAGTTCTTCGATCCGATAACCATTCTTAGCCGCCCATTCACGCAAACTAGCTAATGTTTCACCTATTGCCGAGCGATCAAATGGAAAGCCGGCTTCTACAACCACACCGTCTTTTAGTTTAAAGGTAAAACCGCCTTGGACCATTGAGTTAGGCGAACCGAATGTAACCCTAAATTTCTGATCCATTAAATCCTCACCTTATCCTATGCTCAGTAACCCAGAAAAGCGCTGGTGCTCGTCACCATTCAGGCGAAGCCATTCGGCGAACGCATCGGGGTCGTCCCAGTCTAGGCTAAGAAGGTCGTTGCCGCTAGTGCCCAGGGCCGCGTTGGCCTGATTGTGCATGATCTGGTGCCAGTACAGCCAGTTGCCCCGGTTCGTAGGGTCCAGCGGGTCGAGGCAAAACTGCTGCAGGGTAAGCGTCTTGGTCTCGGCCACCCGCCGTACGATATCGTAATGGTTCGCCGCATGGTTGAACACCCACGCCCGCAGATCATCCGGGTTGTCCGGCTGGCTGTAGATCTGCGGCAGGCTCATGTGGCGAACCCGAGGTCGGTGATGCGCATGCTGAGCGTGCTCACAAGCGTGATGGTGGAGCTTGGCGTCGCGTTGGACGCTCGCAGGATGACCGAGCCGGCGGCGCCGGCGTAGGCCGCAAAGCTGATACTGGCCGGAGTGACGGAGGACAGGCCGACGACGATATTGTCGCCCACAGCCACGCCCGTCAGCGAGATGGTCTGTGAGTTGTAGGCGCCGGGCACGAGCGTCGATGCGTAGATCACCGACACCAGTGTCGAGTTCAAGCGCACCGCAGCGTCACCGCCGGCAATGGAAAGCGACGACAAAGTGACAACGCCGCCGGCGTTCATGTTGGAGGCGATGATGCTGGCAAGCGTAGCCACCCCGGCGGTGTAGAAAAACGATGACGCCGTAATGCCCGTGACCGAGAACGTCTGGCCGACCAGCGGGCCACCGGTCATCAGGTGGAAGCCGCCGGACGCGCCGTTGAGCGCCGCGTCGTACCACAGCCCGACCAGGCAGTTCTGCACGATCTCGCCGCCCGTGAGCGCCACCGGGCCGGTCTGGGTGTCCTTGTAGACCGGGAGCGCGGCAAGAGAACCCAACGCAGCCGTCGTAGCGCCCGAGTTGGTGTTGGCAGCAATGGCGTAAATCTGCAGGTTCTGCTGGTAGGCCGCGATCGCCGTGCCGCCGTTGATCACGGTGAGCGCGAGGGCGTTGGTGCCGGACGCGGTGCAGTCCACGTTGGCCAGCAGGGTCAGGATGGACAAATTGTTGTCCAACTCCACCGTGGTCGCGCTGGTCAGATTGGCGAATGTGGTCCAGGCCATGTGTTATCCTCGATACAGCGTGATCTCGTCACGCAACGCCGTCGATATCAGAACCATGTCGCCGCAGTTGGTCGTCACCGTCATCCCGGTCAGCACGCCATCCTGCCCGACCGCCTGCGGCGGAAGCACGGCGAAGGTGCCGGTGCCGGCGATATACCACGTCACGATAGCCGAACTGGCGTTGGTCCATGTCACCGGATTGCCGGAAGCGTTGGTCCAGGCGATGGCGTTGGGCGTGCCGGTGTAGGTCGCGGTCGACGGTATGCCGGGGACGGTGTTCTCGTTGTCGATGGCGACCGTGTAACTGAGATTGGCACCGGCAATGAACGAAGCCAGCGCCCACAGCCGCGTCGCGGCTTTCTGGTTCCAGTAGCCGCCCGGAGTATCCCACAACCGCGACTGCGCAGTCTTGGTGAACGTCGAGGGCTGCTGGAACAGCGGATAGAGGTGCGTACCATCCGTGCCCCAGGCGGTGAACACGGAGTTGATCTCCTGAGCGGCGATGAAGGTCAGCGGCACGTCCTGCTGGGTCGCCCACCACTGCCGCCCGTTGTACATCAGAAGCTTGTTGACCTGGTTGCCGGACACCGGGTCGATGATCGGGACCAGCATCAGGCGCACCAGCCGCGAGAAGATCGTCGCCTTGGCCGCCGAGAGCTGCTGGCCGTTGAAGTTGGGCACGGTGCCGTACACGCCATCCATCGCTTCGCTGCGCTTGACGAACGTGCCGCCGCTGGAGACGAAGATGCCGGTGGAATTGGCCAGCATGATCTCCTGACCCTGCGTGATTACCGACGCGGGATAGGGCGTACCGATCTCGGGATCGGCGTTGTTGTTGGTAAAAGTCAGCGTGGTGACGCCGTTGGCCGTGGTCTCGGTCACGCCGGAGATGTAATTCATCGACGAGTCGCCGATGAGGAACAGGAAGCCGTTCGATTGGATCGCCTGCGTATAGGCGACCTTGAGAAACGAGTCGTTCGAAGTGAACAGGTCGCCGCCATCAGACGTAGCAAAGTCCGTAACCGCGCCAGGGGCGCTCACCAGCACCGTGGCCCCATTCATGATCCAAACGTGGCCCTGATAAGTCTCGGCCGCGGTGCCGGACACGGCAAAGGGCATCAAGGACACTGTAGCTGTGGCGGTCACCGCCGTATCGTTGACGGTCAAGGTCGGCGGCGTGTTGCTGCCGTAAAGACCGGCGTTCTCGATGGTTGTCCCGACGATCACGCCACCGGTAATGACCGGAAATATGACCGCTTGTGTGATCGGAGAACCGCCAGCAGTGACCGCAATGCTGGTTGATGGGCTGTACCCGGAGCCGCCGCTATTGATGGTAACACTGGTGACTTTGTAATTGCCCGCTGAATTATCGACGACAGTTGCGGTCGGGGCGACACCGTTAGCGTAGGTGCCACCGTTCACGATAGTGACCGATGTGATGACGCCCCCTGTGATAACAGGAGTCAAAACAGCCGCAGTGTTTGGGCTACCACCAGATACATTGATGACTGTCAGGTTAGAATAATTGGTCCCGCCGCTGTTGATGGTAACAGACACTACATAATAACCATTGGGATTATGCCCCATCACGCAAGTAAGAGACGCGCCCGAACCACCGCCCGCCGAACTGATAACAGCGGTTAACATGGCTCCAGTGCCACCCGAGCCGGGGCCGATGGTTACAACGGGAGTGTCTCCTACCTGATAGCCGGAACCAGGGTTTGTCAGCGTGACACTGGTAACCAAACCGTTGGCGATCGTAGCCACCGCGGTCGCGCCAGTACCATTGCCGCCGCTGATCGTCACCGTAGGAATCGTCGAATAGCCGGCACCCGCATTGGTCAGTAAAATACCGGGAGCCAGCGTGCCTGCTTCGTAGAGCAACGCACCGTCCCAGACCCAGTAACCATTGGGCTGTTTGGCAACGATCAGCAGGTACTGCTGGCCCCACTGTGTCGCGCCGGTCGTCGGGATATTAGGAAGCAAGATCGAGCCAGCCGCCAGGATCGTGGTCGTAGCGCCCGTGGTTGTGTTGACCTGAATAACCGAGCCATCGGACAGGAACAGCGCAACGTAGGGCGTCGGCCCAATGTTGTAGAACGAGTACCAGACAATGATCCGGCCCGGCGTGACGGTGTAGAGCGCCGAGCCTATGCCGTAGAGCGTCCGCAGATTGCGCGGCCCGAGCGGCATCCAGCCATCGAGCCAGTACGCCATCTCGTCGGGAACGCCGGGGCGCGTGGTCGCGGTGTTGACCCCCTGGAACAGTTCGAACATGAGCGGACGCGGGCCGGCGGGCATGTTGCCGCCAGCATCGTCCTGCTGCTCACGTCGCTGGTCCTGGTCGGCCAAATCACAACCTCGCGAACGTCAATTGTGCCTGGTAGAGGCGGCCGAGACGATCCTTGATCTTCTCATGAGGCACGTCGGACGATTCCTGGACGATGATCTTGTCCAGCCGCTGGTCCTTGGCCCAGCGGGCGAACTCGTCGTAGAAGTGCGCCGCGTCGGCGACATAGAGGGCGTTGTCGGGGTCCTCGCACCACACGAAGCGTTCCTGCACCAACGGCTTAGACTCGAGGCTGTAGGTGTTGACCACCTGCGCCAGCGCCACGGCATGGTCCTGATACAGGAACAGGCATTCGTTCGAGTAAATCAGGCCATTGAGGAAGTTGGCCATGAACCGCTCGTCGCGGGTCGGGTACTTTTTGAGAAGCCGCTGCATGACCCAGCCGCCGTGTTTGCTGAGATCGGCGGTCGAGAAGCGGCGGATGGCCGGCGGTGTGGTTTCGAGTATCTTAAGAGCGGGTTGGGCCATGGGTTCTCCTTAGTAGCGGCCGTAGGGATTCACGACACGCCCAATGCGGGCGTATTGCGACTTGCGCAAGGTCATGCTGTCGAACAGGTCGAGGTAATACTTCCCGGCGTTCATATTCTGCAGTTCCAGATATGCCAAGTGCGCGGCAAAGTAGGGGATCACATCATCCCACGGCGCCGGGATAACCTCGACGCTCTGGTCATCGAGCAAGTCCTGCGGTAGGCACTGCATGTCCCATTCAAGCTGATAGGTCTGACTCGGCAACGGGTACATGTAGAACGAACCACCCGCACCCTGGCCAAACTGAGATCCGAACGTCGGGACATATTGGTACTGGAACGGATACTGCCGAATCATCGCCTGATAAGTCGAAAACGAATAGATCGGGACCGAGTATCGGTAGTTGGCGTAGATGATCGACACGCTGCGCACCGCGTAGCACGACGCCACGCCTGGGAACTGCGACAGGTTCACATTGGCGAAGGGGTACACCTCCTGCCCCTGGTTCAACGTGTTGATGAAGGCCACGCTCGGCGTCGCCGCGGCGCCCGTTCCGGTCGGGTCCGTGATCGTCAACTGCGGCTGGAAGTAGCCGGCGCCGCCATACGAACTCTGCACCGCGACGATCTTGCCCGCCTGCACGGTGCACGTCGCCGTCGCCTGTGCGCCATTAGGCAGGACCGCCGCCCCCGACGGGAAGTCCGGCGGCGTCACGGTCAGCGTCGGGCTCGACGAGTAGCCGGAACCTTGCGCGGTCACGGTCCAACTCTGGATCGAGCCGGAGATGGTCGTCAGCACCCGCACGCACTGCGTCCGCGCCGCCACCTCGCGACGCGCGCGATTTAGGTAGCTGATCAAGTTCTCGGGATCAATCCACTCTTGGCCCCCATCACGAATGAACCTTTGGCATTGCTGGAGATATTCGTTGAGGCTGGCCATTACCCGCCACCCCCGCCGCGCGCCACCAGGCCGATCTTGTTGGCCGTGGTCGGATCAGGCACCTGCTGATACAGGTACTTGTTGACATCCGGCGTCGCGGCCTTGCGCGCCCGGTCCACGAACAGCTTGTAGTATTCCATCATCCGCTGCGCGTCGGCCACGCGCGCCGAGGTCTGCGACGACAGCAGCGCGTAGTAGGCAGCGAAGAACGGAACGGCGTCGGTCCACAGATACGGGATGGCCTCAGGGTCGGTATCCGCGGCAAGCGAGATCGGATAGCACACGCAATCGCAGTTGAGCGTGTACACCATGTCGGGGATCGGATCGATGTAGAAGCTGCCGGACGACACCGAGCCGGTGCCCTCGCCCGTGATCGAGCCAATGCCCGCCGAGCCCTGCGCGTACTGCGCCCACACCTGCGGAGCACCACTGACAGGCGCGGGGTTGTTCAGCTTGTAGAGGTCGAACCATTCCCAGTTACGCGGACGCATCCACTTCTGGCCCTGCCCGACGTTGTACATGATACGCCGGACGTGGATCACGCCCTCGGCGCCGGTCGAGGACGGGGTGCCGATGTTGATGCTGGAGAAATTATAGTTGCGCTGGCCGATCACCGTCGAAATGGTGCCGATAACACGAACACACTGGCCTTCGCCGCAAAGCTGGCCACGCGCCGTGTTCACATAGCTGGTGATATCGCTCGTGGAGTAGAGCGTGGTCGGGGCTCCCGGATTCTGCAAGAGCCGCTGGGTCTGAGTGATATATGAGGTCAGCAAGGCAGAAACTCCTCTGCCGTGCTTACGGCCCTACGTAAAGAAGGACCGGGTTGGCAGGCGTCGAGCGCTCGGCGTCGTACTTGTACATGTGCAGGGCGCCATCCGGCCCCTTGCACTGCATGAGACCGCCCTGCTGCATGGTAAGCTGGCTGCCGGCCTGCGCCGCAAACGGCCCCGCTACGCCGCTCGCTTGCGGCGAGCAGGCATTACTGTTCAGGTCGAGATCGGGAATGATCACGGACTTGGTTGCCGGACCATTCCCGTCTGCCGGAATACCGGTGAGCGCCTGACTATACGTCGTCATTACGGTGCCGGTTGGATGACCGCGATATCGACAATGCCACCGACCGAGAACGTGACGGTCGGACCGACGATCGAGCCTGCGCCGATAGCCGGGCCGCCAGCCCACTCGCCGGGCGCCAGGATCGGGGTCGGCTTGCTCTCGAACAGGCCGCCGTCAATGATGGTGCCGACCTGGGCCGCGATGGTGCCCTGGTTGGTGAGCGCCAGCGTGCACTGCAGCGGGCGGACCTTGAACCCGATCCCGAGATAGTCGGGGTTGAGCGTCAGCGAGCCGGCGGACGGAGCGCCACCGGTGGAGGTGCAGAGCGCCGAGACGGTGCCCCAGCCGGTGCCGGTGCCCGTGGTGCTGACCGCAGTAACCGTCTGCAGGAACACCGGGCTGAGCGTGGCGTTGGTGCCGACACCAGCGGGGGTCAGCGTGAGGGCGTTCGGAACCAGCGAGGCGCCGTTGTTGGTGCAGAGCACGCCGGTAATCGAGCCGGTGCCGGTCAGCGAGAACACCACCGAAGCCGCGGTGATGCCGGACGACAGGTTCGGATCGAACGGCGAGGGAACGATGACGCCCACCGGAGCGGACTGGTAGCCCGAGCCCTGATTGGTCAGGGTGATGGCGGTCACGGTGCCGCTGGTGATGACACAGTAGCCGCTCGCCGGAATGCCGCCAACGCCGTTGGCGTTGTTGGCTGCCGGGGGCGGCGGGGCAATGTACAGGATCGGAGGCACGGCGTAACCGGCGCCGACAGCGGCAAGGGTGCCGCCGTACACGCCAATGGCGCCGCCGACGATCGGGAGCCAAGTCGAGCCGCCGCCACCGGTCACGGTGATGGTGGTCGAGGACTGCACCCAGCCGCCCTGTGTGGTCGGGCTGGTGTTGATCGCGCCAACCGGGCACGAGGTCAGATTGGCGATGCGTGTGGTGAAGCCGTCCGACTTGACGAACGTGACACCGCTCTCGATGCCACCCGAGGAACCGAACGTCCAGATGTTGGTGATCGGATCGAGGAATTGGAGCACCAGATACATGCCGAGCGAGACGTACCAGTCGCCGGCCGGGATGACGAAGCTGTCACCGCAGTTCAGCGCGACACGGTTGGTCGGCGTATCGGACGGGGCATTGTTGAGCTGGGACGGGTAAAGGTTCTGCGGGAGCGGCAGACCAAGACCGGGACCGGAGAGCGGGCTGGGCATCAGTTATCTCCTCATCAGAACGCTGCGCCGCCAATATTGTAGCCCCAGGCACCTGAGACCGACTTGGCGGTGAGAATGTCGTAGCCGACGACGACCACGCCCTGCTGTCCGATCTGCCCAAGCGGCACTAGAGAGTAGAACCCGCTGAAGTCGAAGGCAGCATCCTCGGACATGTACATGGCGGTGTATTTGACGTTGGCGGCGAACACGTACCCTTTCGGGCAGAAGTAGTCGTTGAAGATCGGCACGCCCGAAACCACAATATTCGGGAAGGACGACCGGACGGCCGTATCCATGTTGTAGGCGTTGCCGACAACCGGGTTGACCTGTTCAATACCCTGGAAGTTGGTGTTGAGCGTCGCGTAGTCGCCGGGGTTCATGACAATAAACGTGGGCGCCTCGCCGCCGGCCGAGTTGGTGACCTGCGCGATGAACACCGCCATCGACTGGCGGGTGAAGCCGAGCGTGCCGACGCTGAAGGTGGTCTGGTAGTTGCCGGAGTTGAGGTTGATATACTGGCCCTGGAACGCCGAGTTGCCCTGCGCATTCCGGTTGATGCCGCCGTAGGTCGGGAAGTTGGTCCCGTTGTCGAAGGCATTGAGGAACGAGTCGGGCTGCAGCGGGTTCGCCGAGTTGTTGGTGTAGATCAGCGTCGCCATGTTCTGGCGGGTGACGGCGTACACGTCGTTCATCCGCGCCTTGAGCAGCGAGATTTCGCGATCGGTCGCCTGGATGATTGTTTCGCCGAAGGGCAGCGGAACCGGTACGACCCAGTACGCGAGATTGAACTGGGCGTTCTGAATGCCAGGAGTGATGACGGGGCTGTTGAAGCCACCGCCGTAGCCGGTCCACTGGCCTTGGACCATGGACTGGCCCTGCAACGGGATAGTGACCTGGTTCAAACCGCCGGCAGCGCGCTGCGCATTGCCGGTCAGATAGAACAGGCTCGGCGAGCCGTAGTAGATCTGAACGAAAAGCTTGGGGACGAAAGCGCGCCGGGTAACCGCGGACAGTTCGTTGTAGAGACTGCCAGCCGCCGGGGCGACACCAAGACCGGGAAGGGGCACGCTATCCTCCTACATCAACGCCGAGTGCCGCGGACTTCCGCGAGCGCTTCATGGGTCATTTTGTCGAGCAGCGAGACGTTCTCACCCTTGGTCTCGACAAGTCGCTTCAAGTCGGCATCGCCGTCTGTCGGCATCTCGAGGAAATTCCATGCGCCAGTGGCGCCGGGCATGGTCGGAGGCTGCGGAGGATGCTCGCGCTCCCAGTGATTGGCTGCGATCTCGTGATTGGTGATACCTTCCTTAGCCATGAGCTCCTCGATGGCCTTGATGCCCTCGGGAGTAAAGCCGCGCGAACGAAGCTTCTCCTGACCGGCGGACCATTTGGTCTTGAAGGCAGTTTCCTGCCGCTCGGCCTCGTCCTTGGCGGCTTTTTCTTCCTGGGCCTTCTTGAACTCGGCGAATTCCTTGCGGACGGCTTCGATCGGCTCGGCAACCTTGGCCTCGGCGTCGAGCGTCGGCGTTGCGACGGTCGGATCGACTTCCTTGTGAAGCCGCTCGAGCTGCGCCTTGCGCTTCGGATCGGACGCGATCTTCGCCAGCGTCTGCTGCAAAGCGACGCTGCGGTTGTAAACGTCCTCGTCGACTTCGATCAGCTTACCCATGACTTACTTGCCCACCGTCGAGCCGGCATTCGGCACATGCGAGAGAGTCGCCGCGCTTTTCATGCCCTTGGGAAAGTTCTGCGCGCCGGTACGGCCGCCGATGTCGGCGTGCATGAGATCGATACGAACGATCTGCTCGTCGCTGGTCGGGATCGACTTCGCGGAATTCTGAAAGATGTTGACGTTGGACATGGCTGCTCCTTACTTGTCGCTGTCGGCGTTGCGCACGTTGCGCACGCTCATCGGCTGCTCGACACCGTGATTGATGAGTTTGTAGGTGTAGTCGTGGCACTGCTCGGGAACCATCATGGCGACCACCGGCTTCTGGCCGATGTACGCCGGGTCGTTGTGCTTCTTGTCCTCGAAGATGCTCATGCGGCTGCCTGTCCCGGCATCTGCGGCGCGCCCGGCTGGCCACCGCCACCCTGCGCTGCCTTCATCTGTTGCTGCCGCATCATCTGCATCTGCTGGTTCTGCTGCGCCTGTTTCATCGCGGTCTGGTCGAGCGTGTTCTTTTCTGAAGCCGGGGTCGAAGAACCGGGCACGACCATCTTCGAAAGCTTGGGCAGGACTTCGAGAATCTTCTGCCCCAGTTCCGAAGTGGCGCCGGCTTGGCCAAGGGCCTCACCGATCATCTTCACGGCCATGCCCAGCTTCTGCATCGCGCCCGCCTCTGCTCCCCGATTGGGAGTTGGTGACGGAGCGCCGGGAGACCCGAACGGCGGACCCTGCCCACCTTGCGGCTGACCGGGCTGTGCTTGCGGACCTGCAGGTTGCGGCTGAGCGATTGGCACGAATACCCTGTGAAAAAGTTGGCGGCGATCAACCGACCGCCGCCGTTACTGACGGCGACTGGGCCGGTTACTTGCGCTTGTGCTTGCGACCGCGCCGATTGCGTTCGAACACCATTGACAGCCTCCTATAGTTCGAGTTGACGAGGGAACGACCCCTCCGGGCCGACACGGGAGCATCAGCCATCACATTGACAAACACCATTAAGGCGCTGTATCTGCTGTTATACTGTTTTATACGGCGGTGACTTGCAGTGGAGACCCCAAGACGTGGCCGGAACAAAGCTTAATGATCTGGACATGTGGACAGTCAAAGAAGCGGCCTATTACTACCGCGTCCACAAAATGCTTCTGTATCGCTTGGCGCGAATTCCGGTTGAAGAAGGCGGGCCGCCGGTTCAACGGATCGGGGAACACATCAGATTCCCACGCGAGGAATTCATAGCGTGGGCCAAGAAACCGAAAGGAATGAAATGTTCAGCTTGACCGTCGTATTTGGAACGCCCGCTACCCCGCTCACACTTCTGTATCACACCGAGGACGCTGCAAAAGCGGCCTACCATGGCGCAGGCACTGGTGATCTGATTGCGTTCAAGGACGATTTCGGACAGGTGGCCAGCATCATGCGATCCAGCCTGCACGGTGTGCTGCTGGAGGACATGGACAAGTCGGCGATGGTGAAGGTCGAGATGGGCCTGCACAACATGCGAACCCAGATCAAAGCCAACACCATGGGGCGAGCCGACCCCGCGATCGCCGCGCACATGCGCGCAAGTCAGCAAGGACCGAGCATGATCACGCCCGGCGGATTGAACAGCCGCTTTTCCTAGCGGCGGCCTTTACGACGCATCTTGCGCATCTCGTCCTCCTACCGTTTCGCCTTCGCCTTGAACAACCGGACTTCCCGGCACTCCAAGTCCTGATCCGGCTTCAGATACTCCGCCGCAGCCATGACCTGCAAGCAGGCTTCGGCGGACGGATAGGCGACGATGTTGCTGTCAGGAACCAGCGCCACGTCAGGCTGTAACATCATGCAGTAGCACACGATAATCCAGAACATGTCCCGCTCACTTGTGGTGACCACCGCCAACAAGCTGCTTCTCAAGCACTTTATTTGCCACTTCCGGGTTCTGCTTGAGCAGATTCTGCATCAAGTCGGCCTGCTTCTTCTCTTTCTCGCGCAACCTGATCTTTGCCACTTCCTTGTTCGGCAATTGGGTGTTGTCGATGACATACTCGGCGTCGACCACACCCTTGCCGTGCGCCGCGAACACAAGTTGGGTGTTCTCATCGGAGAAGATCGGCGACGATGAATGGCTGTCAACCGTCACGCGCCAGTCGGGGGATAGGTCTGTGAGCAGGAATTTGGTTTTCTCGATGTCGGTAATCGGATCGTCGGCCTTGGTCCAGTAGAAAGTCTCGTCCTTGAGCTCGCGCAGCGTCAGAGTGAGGTCGGCGCAGATAGCGCACTGACGTTCGACCAGCAAAGCGCGGTCGCGCAACGTCGGCGAAGCGGTTTTCATCAGCGTATCGGCGTGACTGCCGGCCCGAACGCCAGGTTCACCCTGCCCCTGCATGATCGGAGGGTAGCCCTGGATCAAATTAATCATTTCCATGGCCCATTTGATCATAGGCATCAGCTCGGCGGGCATTTTCGGCGTCAAATCCTTGACATCGGCACCCTGACCCAGATTTCCGTACCCCGCACCGCGGAATTGACCGTAAAGTTCGTCGGTGATGGTGTTGTCGCCGGTGAAAAACAGCAGTTTATCGACTTGCATCCCCAGGAGTCGGCGCGCGTCGTCGCACCAGGTCGACAAAAGCGCCTGCGGCTCGATGATATCGACCAGTTCCGACCGCCCCCAGAACCAATTCGTCACCTCGTTGGGCTGAATCAGGCGGTAGGGCTGCAACTGGCTGCCGTTACCGAGCAGATTCTGCTTCTTAAAGATGACTTTGCCGTCCGTATAGGGCGTCAGAAGGATCGAATCACCAATAATTTGGATCGTGATGTAGTCGTCATGGTCCTTGACCCACAGTTCGTGCATCTCAACCACGTCGGCGGCGACCACCGGACCCATGATCGAGTAGTTCGGATCATTGTTTAGCTGCACGATGCCGCCCGGCACCGGCTTGGTCATGCCCTGAACGCCGGTATTGAGCTGCGAGGTCGACAGAACCTGATGGAAGAAGCTGTTGTCCGACCCAACCTCGCCCTTCTTGGACAGCGATTTGATCTTGTCGAACAGTTTGTTGGCGTTGGGCAGGCGCCAGATGCGCTGCCAAACTTCGGCAAGCGTCAGCAGCGTCGTCTCGCAAAGGATTTCCTGCCGATCGATCCGGTTCTCGTCCTCACGGTAGACGCCGAAGTCCCACGGCATAACCAACTTGTCGTAGTAGACCGGATGCTCCTCGTCACTGAAGCCTTCCATCTGCGGCCACTGCTTGAGGATGCAGGCACCGTACTTCAAAGCCTCGAACACGCCTTGCTTGAAGGTCATGTCGGTGTTGTTGCGCTCCCAGAGACGTGTCAGACCCTTGGCGGCCTCGGCCGCCTTGTCGTACATCGACTTTGCCTGCGGGCGCTCGAAGTCGATCGAGAACTTCAGTTCCACCGGGCTGAACAAATGCGCCGCGGTGCGATCGAGGCTCATGTAGAGCAGATTGATCAGCGACTTGGTGCCGTCGTACCGCCCGGTCTCGGCCAGCGCATTCATCAGCCGGCAGTAGGCGGCACGCGCGCCTTGGCTGACGCGGCACTCCTCCACCCACTTGTTGGCTTGCGCCAGCAGTTCCTTGGGATCGCTCGGGATGCCGCCGGGAATCATCCGCGGCGCCTATAGCCGGGCTGCAGCCTTTCCAGGGCCGGGTAGTTGTTGGGACCTGTACCCAGAACCCGCTGCAATCCAGACATCGCGCTGCTGCCGGAATTTGGATACGGCCCCTGCTGCACCGCGCCGCTATGCGCTGCGCCATTCGGCGCAAAATGCTGGCCCATGTCCGGCGCCTTCTCGGCCACCGAGTTCTCGCCAATCTGTGCGTTGTCCCGCATGTTGGTCATCTTCAGCCCAGCCATGTCGCTGGGCGAGCAGCCCGCCTGCTCGGCCGCGGCATAGACGCGATTCTCCGATGCCTTCTCCATGTCACGATAAGTCTGGTCGGCAACCTTGCTGACCGCAGTGCGAAGCGCCGGCATCGAGATCACGTCACCAGCGGGGCGGGTGTCGTACCCGCAACTAGGGCACTCCTCGGGGAACTGCCCCTTCTCCCACCAGCGATGCTGGCACTTCGGGCACTCGACACGAACTTTGTATGCCATCAGCGGCCTCTCCAATTTGCGCGCGCAGCCTGCCGCGCCAGGTTGACGCGCGCCATGCGCCTGACCTTGAAGAAATCTTCAAAATGATTCTGGTTAAAAAGCGCCACCTGATCCACGATACTCAACCTCTTGCGCGCCGCCTCGGACTCTCGTGTCAGTTTACGAGCCAACAGGCCCGGCAAAATCTTGGACTCCCAGATATGCACCAGGAGGGCGGAGGCGAACACCCGGTCGTCCTTCTGCGAGCCGCCGTCGATGCTGTCGCCGTCGCGCGCAATGGCCTTCATCTCGTTGACCAGGGCATGCGAGCGCACGCGGAACCTATCATTGGACACGGCGTCGCGCAAACGCTCCATGATCGTGACCTTGCGGCCGACGTTCGTGACCCAGTGATAGTTGTGACCGGCGCCCATCGAATCGGGGCGGGTGTAGATGTAGGTCTTGACGTTGCGGAAGATGTTGGCCAGCCCTTTGTCCTGCACCGCCCGCACGTTACGTGCGTTGTCGATCTTCTGCTTCATCTGGCGAAGCTCGTTGAACACCGCGGTGCCGGGACCGTTCAATTCCAGAATATAACGAACCTCCGCACGTCCCTGACCATACCAACCCATCAGAGCCGCGATGACCCACGCAAGCTGATAGGTCGTGATCAACGGCCAAGCGTACTCAGCCACCTGATCAATGCCGTCCGCATAGCAGCGGCCCACCTGGATAGCCGACCGATCATTCTCCTCATTCTCACCAAATGCAGGATCAACAGCAATAGCATAGACACCCTCCTGATCTGGCTCCTCCCAAACCTTGAGCTCGGTCATCTTGGCGTTCTCGGCCGGGTAGACACGCATGTCGGTGAACTCGGAACCCGGCCAGAACATGTAGGACTTGAACTTGTTGGTTACGTGCTCCGCAGTGATCTTGGTGAGAACTTTCGCCCCAAAGAACTTCGAACCCGTTTGCTGGAATGCTTCATCTTCCGTCCAGGCTTGCTCGGCAAGCATGACGTTATCTTCGGTCTCGAAACCCGGCTCGGTGTCGCCTTCCGGCTTCGCCGTAGGATCAACCTTGCGGCGTATCCAAGCCAGTTGTTCCGGGGTAATTTGATAATCATAAAGCCGTTTAACAGCGGCAATACGCTCTTGCTCTTTCTCAGAAGGCGGCGCGCGACCGTAGATTTCATAATCGGCATCGTCCTGTTCTATCCTTTGTCCGTTGTGGCTCCACCAGCCGAGGAACACGCACTTGCAGTGTCCCTCGTCCTCCCGCGCAGCGGTCCACATGTTGAACCACAGATTGAAGCCGCGAGCGGTGGACTCGTAGATGTAAAGCCGATCGGGGTGGCGTTCCGACAGCGACTGCTCGAACGACTTCAAGCCTTCCTCGTTGTCGTAGGAACACAACTCGGACAGGTGCGCCATGCTCAAGCCTTCCGACCGGCCTAGCGTGCCGGACGACACCGACTTGCGGACGCCGGCCGACATGAACATCATGCGACTGTCGTTCACCAGCGCCAAGGCGTCGCGGTTGCCGCGCCCGGTGCCGGTGATCGCGGGAAACTTGAGCCGCGCCGGCAGATCGTGGATCATGGTCACGAGCTCGTTGCGGGCGGAGTCCTTGTGGGGCGCGGTGTCGAACACCAGCGAACCCTTGATGCCGGGGTGCATGCCCAGCCAGAAGATTGACAGGGCGCGGGCGATCGTCGAGATTCCCAGCTGCCGGGATTTGAGGACAAATATCTTATGAATGCCGGCTTCGAGCGCGTCGAACACGGCGGTAATAAACATGACCTGGCCTTCGAGGAGGTTCTCCCCGAGACAGATGCGCCCGCCGTCCTTCGAGTTGATGAAGCTACAGCGCAAAAATGCGTAAAAGGCGCCCTCAGCGGCTACCCGCTTGGCGTTGGACCATCCCTTAGCCATAACCGGCTAAGTTACCGCCTCCCGAACGTCTGCGCAACCTGGTTGTTCTTGGTCAGCTTTTCGAGCGTCAGTTCGACCTGACTGCGGACGGTGGACCAGAACAGGACGGGATCCTGCCCCTGATCGAGAGACAGGTAGGAGATGATGTCGCCCCCACCATTCGGCGGGACGATCACACAGGCGCCGCCAAAGGGCGAGTCCTTGTTGTGGTCGATGCGCTCATTCATCTGGAAGAACGGCTCGGAGTTAGACATACCGGTGCTCATACGAACCTTTTATCTCACTGTTCATCATCTCGCCCACGCTGGCCGCATTTGCAAGGGAAACCGCCACTTCCTCCGGTACGCCCGAGTAGGCCGACCGGCGACCGTTACGCCACGTCACGATGAGTTCCTGCGCGTCGGAATCGTAGGCGACCACGGACACCATCGACGAGTAGACGTTCTGTTCCCAGCTAGGCACGCGCATTCTCCATGATGCTGTGAAGGATCGGAAGCAGGATGTCGTCCCGATTCTCGATAGTTTCGTCGGCGAAGGCGAGAAACGGGATTTTCAACAGCTTCGGCTTCATCGGATCGTAGTGCGGGTTGTCCTTGGGCACGCGCCAGATCAGCAGGCGGCGCCGGTCCTTGTCGTGGGGGCCTAGAGACCAGAACTCGCCGCGGCACTCATCCTCGTACCTTACGCCACGCTGGCGGTCCTTGACCAGTTCCTTGCCGGGGAGCCTGATCCGGGCCTGCCGATCGGAGTAGGTGGCAAAAAACTGCTCGTCGGTCACTCGTTATCCGCCGGCCATGCCGGCGCCTCCGGCCATATCTCGGCCAGTTCGTCGAAGGTCGTGAACAGCAAGTTGACGTTGTTCAACCCGCGTCCCGTATTCGGGTTTTTTGTCTGAAGCATCGTCTGCGGGGGGATGTAGGCCGGGATCAGACCGTGGACGAAGGGGGTGAAAGTGCGATAGCCGGCGTTGTCCATGAGCGTGCGCAGCTCAACTTGAGAACTCCCGAAAAGCGGCAGCGCCACCTCGTTCATCTCGCAAACAATGTAGGGAATCATGTCGCTGGATAACCAGGGTTCCAAACCACGTAAGGCGTGCACCTCGGCGCCTTCCACATCCAGCTTTATAAGTTTTGGCAGGTGCGGTGCAGTGCTGACGATAGAACTCAAGGTAATCGAGTCCTGAACCACTTTCCCCGCCGTCGCGGGGTTGGCGGCGAGCGACCCGAGACCGCCATCCTGCGCCATGTGGAACGTCACCTTCTCCACCTTGGACCACAGCGGCTTACGCTCAATTTCGACATTTTGCAGTTTGTTCAAACGGATGTTGGCTTCGAGCTTCCACAGGTTGTTCTGCGCCGGCTCGCAGGCGATGACCAAGCCGGCGGGTCCGACAAGCTTGGCCATCAGCACCGTAAAGAAGCCGATGTTGGCGCCGCCGTCGACCGCAATGTCACCCTCCTTGAGGACGCGCGCCATGATGCGCGCCACCTCGGGTTCGGCACAGCCGTCGCGGTTCAGGGCCAGCAGCAGGTGCTTGTCGCTGATGTTGTTCTCGTCATAGGTCATCTTGAACGCAAACTTGCGCCCGTCGAGAGCAAAGGCTACGTCGAGAACGCCGCTCATCCGACCAATTTCACCTCATGCTCGAGCGCGCGGATACGGCGGGCGGATTCCTTAAGGAGGTCGGACAACTCGGCCGCAGATGTGTCATAGTAACGGTCTACCCACCGCTTCGCATCATAGCGCTTAGCCATCGCATCAAGCTTTTCGGGCAAATTTTTCATGCTCGCTCTCGTTCACACATGAAGCGGTCGAATTTGTGAGCGCTATCGCGAAGATGCCGATTGTGCCGCCGTGTCCGTGGTGGAAGTGGCTCACGCTGCGTCCTCTGTATCGGCATCAAAACGCGGATCGAATTCACCGCACCAATCGTTTGACCGTTTTGTTACCTTTTGCGGGAATCTCCGACAAACACCATAGCCAGAAGCCACTTTCCCCTCTCTGAGATAGAGGCACTTATCGCATCTCACCTTGCTAAGGACCCAACCGCACGGGTGAAGTTGCAGTTGCTCTGTCGTCAAGTCGGCGTCCTCCCTAAATTCTGCGTCCATCAGCAAGTCGTCGATGGCTTCCTGTTCGGTCGCACCGTGGCCCTGCGGACATCCGGGCTCGTAATTATCGAATACGGCGCACCAATCAAACCGCGATGCCGGGACCGGCTTCGGCCAGTAGCCGGTGACGATCTTACGGGTCATGACACTTTCTCCGGTTTAGACACACAGCCCTACATCTTGTGGTCATGACACCTTGGCAAAATCGACGCTCTCGCTATAGTAACCGTTCGATGAGCCGTACCACCGAATGTCCACGCTGCCCTTGATCGTGCGTAGCTTGTAGAACGTCCACGTTTGGCTCTCAGGCTCATATTCATGCTTGTAGCCGGGCGGGTCGTCCTTGCTCTCTGCTTCCTCCGCCAACAAGATCGGCGAGCCTACGAGGTCCGCAAGGTCAATAATCAGGACCGGCTGTTTGGCGTGTTCGACATCCCCGACGCTGACATCGCGAAGAAGTTGCCGACGACGATTCGCTCCGTCAGTCCCTGGATCAACAGTTTCACGGACGGCAACGGCAAGAAGTGGGACGGCGTCATCAGCCACGTCGCCCTGACGACGCGGCCGCGGATGGCGAAGCAGGCTCCGTTCGAGACGGTCGGCGCGGCG